ATGCGTATTGAAATCTGCATAGCCAAAGAAAAAATGACTAAAATGCCAAACGGTGCTGTGGATGCGTTAAAGGAAGAATTAACCCGACGCATCAGTAAACGTTATGACGATGTAGAGGTGATCGTAAAAGCCACCAGCAATGATGGGCTTTCTGTTACACGCACAGCAGATAAGGATTCTGCAAAAACATTTGTTCAGGAGACTCTGAAAGATACCTGGGAGTCTGCTGACGAGTGGTTTGTTCACTAATAAACACGTAAAATCGGTAACGGCTGGAAATCATTCAATACTCGCACTATCGAAAGTTCACCAGCCAACCGCAGCACGTCCTGCATACGTCGTGTCTGCGGTTTTTCTTTTTCGCTTACATTGTGTCTGGTTCTTCCGGCCACTCAATATCAGGTGCAGTTGATGTATCAACACGGTTCAGCAACACCCGATACTTCTTCCATGCTGCCAGCAACGACGCCTCTTCTTCCGTTGCGATCTCCAGATCCACAGCATCCTGAAGTGGCGCAATCTGCTCACCGGCTACCTGCATCAGGCTGTTTTTTGTTTCTTCCGCCTCCCGGATCCGGAATAGTTTTTCTGCTTCTGCATCTTTCACCCAAGCTGTGCCGTCCCACTTGATATTCCCGATCTAAAGAAACTGTCGCAAAAGTCATGGACTGATATAACCCACAAAAAATGCTCCTGAACGTTTTCATGCAGGCAAATGCGTCCACATCAAGGCTTCAACCTGGTGCTCTCCACCTGTCACTGGATAAACTTGCCTGTAAAAATCAAACTCCCCCTGCTCATTACCAATACCAATCAGTTGAATGCAATTGCCATCTACAATAAATTTTTCCGCCGAAGGAATCAAAATAAAGGCCTCCGGATGTTCATTGGGAAAGGTGTTAGCAAGTGTGCGCTGAATATCCCTCTCCAGCAAAACCTCCTGAGTATTAGCATAAAGCTCTGGCGTAAGTTCATCTATGAAATCGTTACCATCTCTTGGGCGCATATGTATCATTGAATACTGCTGCTCTCCGGATTCTGATAATCCATGGCGGACAATAAGAACACTACAGCCGCTTTGCTGATTGGTTAGCCATAACGGTGAACTTTGCTGGATAGTTTGAGAAATATCATTTCGCCGGAGGCTTATACACTGATTACCCAAGCTTATAACTGCAGGCGCATCAAAACGTTCCGGACTATCAGTATCACGCATACCTGTAAACAGAATGTAATCACTACCAGCCATATCATCTTCCATTTCTTTTAGTCTTAACAAGCCATCCTCTCTTGTAATATTAACTGTAATTAAAGATGTCTCATCATGATGGGCATAGCACTGTGGATTAAGAATTAAATTCTCTTCCAGAAATTTTACAGGATTATTACGTATTTCAGTCATTACGTGCTGAAATTCAGAACGATGCGACACTAAAGAGTGTCCTGTATTTTGATATATAATATTACTTACCTTCATTGCTTTCTTTCTGACTTGTGAAGAATAACTCGCGTATCATATTTTTATCACCACAGGCAGCTTTTCACTCTCCGAATGCCTGTGGTGATTTTATATAAACTATCGAAAGTCAACATTGTTTCATTTGAAATGTTTTAACTATCTTTTATAATGAAATTTCCCCTTGAGGCGTCAAATATACAATCTTCAGACTTTACAATCATTGATGCTGTTATTGGCTCCCTACTTAATGGATGATGCCCCCCATCATTAATTATACGAGAGAGAGCATTTTCATCATATAAACTACACACTGAGGAACCCTCGGAGTTTCTAAGAAAAACACCACGCTCTGGAATTGCCAATGTAATCGGACACTGCAATGCCTCCGGCATACAGGATATATCCTCAGGAGAAACCGAAAAAGCACTTGAAGATAATCGAGTCGCTAACGATTCAGGCTCGCTCTCATTACCATTCATCATGGTTTGCATTGTTTGTATCATATATCTGTCGAATACATCAAGAAATGAGCTTCCTCCATTCAACCGACTCTCAATAACGTCAGCCAGACTGGTAACATCATCCAAAACACTATTATTAAGACCTGAATACAGTTCCCCCTGAACAGGATTAACAATAAAAGCGTCCATAGCGCTCTGATAACGAACAGAAAACTGCCTGTCTCCTATTATAATATTCCCTGTATCATTCGCTCTGGCTGCGTTTTGCAAAGCTTCAATATTTTGTATTGACAATTGATTCTCGGACGACAAATAAAATGTAAATGGCATAACAAAACTCCCTATTTTAATTTGAACTCCAGACTTAAATAGCCATAACAAACATCCCCCGGACATTGCAACACAAAAACCGGAGCCGGACTCCGGTTTTGTGAAGCTGTCGGGTTACTTCATCCCGCCAATATTTTCCCACGTCCCGTCAGCACGCAGAATTTGCAGCGGTCTTACCACGCACTGTATCTGCTTTTTATCCGCATCCAGTATCACCACCTGCGTGATTACCCTGGCCTGCTCCGGAATAATACCATTCTCATCTGACTCCAGGATGTCTGCCGGCCCCAGACGCAGTTGTGCTGTAAGCGACTGCACGTGTTCACGGTCATCATGCTTTCCGCAACCACACAGACGCTGCATAAGCTTTCTCAAAATATTCATGTCATTCTCCTGTTCTGCCTGTATCACTGCCCACTTCATCAAGCCCCTTAACATCCTGCCACGGCCCGTCACCAAACCTGACCTGCAAATGCTGAAACAGCCCCTGAACCTGTGTGGCATCTTTGGGGTCAAGAAAGGTCAGTCCGGTGATGAGTGCGCCATCTGTATCCGGGAACCAGCCATTGCTGTTTGTCTCAATAATGCTCGCCGGCCCCAGACGAAAACGGATTTGTGTCTCCCCCGGGTCGCCCTTCGGTCCCTGAGGTCCGGTTGCCCCCACCGGGCCAGCCGCACCTGTTTCTCCTTTCGGTCCCTGTGGGCCTGCCGGGCCTGCCGCACCGGTATCTCCCTTTGGACCCTGTGGACCTGCATTTCCCGTCAGACCGGTCTCTCCCCGCTCTCCCCTGTCACCTTTCGGCCCCTGCGGGCCTGCCGGACCAGCATCACCTGCCGGTCCCCGTTCGCCGGTTGCCCCGACAGGGCCGGTGTCACCGCGCTCTCCCTTATCACCCTTCGGCCCCTGAGGACCCGCGGGCCCCTGTTCCCCCTTTGGCCCGGGAGGTCCCACCACGGTGGGGATTCGGTTTACGGCCTCTTCCGCCGCTATCCTGCTTTGTTCCGCTGACTGTGCGCTTTCTGCTGACTCCCGGGCTTTTTCTGTTGCGGTCGTTGCATCCCTGGCTGCATTACCGGCTGCACTTTCTGCCGTCTTTCTTGACAATTCAGCATCTGCTGCACTTTGTGATGACTCACTGGCTTTTTGAGCGGCCGCAGAGGCCGAGGACGAGGACGCCTCCTCTGACTGCTTTGCAGCGGCTGCACTTTCTGCCGCCTGCCGGGCTGACTCCGATGCATCCCCTGCTGAAGTGTCAGCATTTGCAGCGCTCTCTTCTGCCTGACTGGCTGATATGCCGGCATTCCTCGCTGATGTCTCCGCCTCTCCGGCATTCTTCTTCGCCTCCTCTGCGTGACGCGCCGCTTCTTCCACCATCAGTTCAAAACGACGCATTGCCTCCGGCCGGACGTCATCCTCCGACATGGCACCGAGAAAATCATTCAGCGTCCCCGGTTGAGAATCTTCATACACGGTGATGGTCCCGGCATGTGATGGAGGGAATCCCTCCACCAACAGAGTGACGCTGTACTGACCATACTCGACGTCCATGCTGTAACGCCCTGCCTCATCCGGATTTTCAGAGGCCACCGTGTTCACCACCACCGTGGTGCTGTTACGTCTGGCTTTCAGTTGAATGGTGCAGTTCTGTATTGGTTTTCCTGTGCCGTCTTTCAGCACACCTGAAATCTTTACTGCCATATTCACCCCACAAAAAAGCCCGCCTGAACCGGCGGGCTGTCATAACACTGTGTTACCTGGCTAATCAGAACTTATGACCGACACCCACGATGAAACCGTCAGTGCGCCAGTCGCCACTGCCGGAACCTTCATAAGCAATATCAATTGCCACGGATTCGGTCGGGTTAAACTGCACGCCAGCCCCCCACGCCAGAGACGTGTTGCTGTGGCGACCGTCATCACTTCCGGTCAGCACGTCGTGCGTTTTTCCCTTGTTGTCAGTTACGCGGAGATAATCCCCGGAGAAAGTCGACACACGGCTGTAAGCCACACCTGCCATCGCATAAGCACTGAACCATTCATTCACGCGTACAGATGGCCCCGCCATCATGCTGAACCAGCGGTTACGCACTGAATCTTCATGCCAGCGGGTATCGCTGTAATGCGTTTTTTGCTCATCTTTGGCATTGGCATAACTGAATGACGTCACCAGCCCCAGCGTGTCCGTAAACTCATAACGGTATTTCACGTTAATCCCGTTAAGATTATCGCTACCGGGAGCGTTCGTCCGGGCATGAAGATACCCCGCGCTCAGCGTGGCCTGCTGCTCAGACGCCCATGCAGGCGCACCGGATACGGCCAGACAGATGGCTGCAGACAAAATGGCGGCATAAAGTTTACGCATAATTACCTCTCGCTTTTCTGCAATAAAAAAGGCGTCATTTCTGACGCCCGTTCTGGGTTATAAAATTCAGCTGATACTGATACCTGCTGTGGATTTTTTCATCACCACAACCAGCAGATCGCTGATACTGGTTGTTGGTGTCCAGTTATTCGCTCCTGATGAAGATACGGTGAATGTCAGTGTCAGCGTCCCCTGTCCGGCAGGCATATCTATAACTGAGGAAAATACGCCCTGAGTATCCGTCGTGGACTGATTAAAAATCTCCTGACCATTGCGGGTCACTCTTAACCGGCAGGTTGAATACCAGTATGACTGTTGGTTATTACTGTTGAAATTCTCATGCTTACCACCGCGGAATAACACTGGCGGTATCATGACCTGTCGGTCAAACTTCTGATCATCACTAATCGTGACCGTAATGGTGCCGCTGGCATAAGTGCTCGTGCGGGGGAAAGACTTGCTGACCGTTTTGACAATATCGCCTTCAATCTGGTTGGCTGACAGTTTCCCTTTAATCTGACAGTTCTCATTTATCGTAACGTTGTTGAGCGTCCCTGAGTTCGCATTCACACTGCCACTGATATCCGCATTTTTAGCGGTCAGCCGCCCGTCCGGTGTCAGGGAAAATACCGGAGGATTGCCGCCGCTGGTAATGGTGGGAGCTGTAAGGTACTTAATCAGCGCCTCATTGATGAACGTCTGTCCACCCTGTGTGACCAGTGCAGGGGTGGTGTTTCCGTTCGCCGGGTTAATAAAAGCCACACGGTCCGCCGCCAGCAGCACCTGACTCTGCATGCCGTCGGGGGTGTTCTCAATACCGGCACCGATACCCGCAATATAAAGGCGTCCGTCCTGCATCTGCTGCAGCTTCACTGCCCACATGCTGTTCAGGTTATTATTTGTATCAACCTGAACCTTCTGTATCTGCTGGATCGCTGCACTCTGGTCTTCCAGATTCTTATTGACGGTCTGCGTGATTTCATTACTGACATCTGTAATGGACGTCCTGATTTCAGCCAGGTCAGGCGCAAGCTGACTGTTATCAATCTGCGTCCACAGCTCCTGAGCCAGATGGGTTTTCCCTATCTCGCCTTTGAAAAAATCCAGATAGCCGGATGCATCATCACTCGGCTGACCAACAGCCTCCACGAATGCCGATTTGCCAACGGTGTTCACACTGCGGATATAAAAGTAATAATCATGGCCCGGTTTGATATTGATACTGGCGGCTATCCAGTACATCCCCGTGCCAAGATAGCGCGCGCTGGTTTCAACCTGCCTGATATCCGCAATCCGCGTTTCCGAGAACCAGAACTCAAACTGTACCGTCGGATCATAAACCGCAAGATGCGGCGTGGCGGTTATCTGAAAATAGCCCGGCGTCAGCTCAATCCTCGACGGTGCTGCCGGTGCGGCAATCCGGAACGATACCGATGCCGGATCGCCCTGCTGCCCCCACGCATTTACTGCCCGGACTGTCAGCCTGTAGTTCCCTGGCGCCAGTTGTGTGAAGCGGTATGTGGTTTCCGTCGTCCGGGCCGTGCTGACCAGCCGCTCACTGCCGTCATCCGCTGTTACGGTCAGACGGAGCAGGAAGCTCACGCCCTTCACCACCTTCGGCGTGTCCCAGCGCGCCAGCACCTGATATTCCCCGCTGTCTGCGGTGACTTCGGCGGTCAGGTGCTGCACCGCTGGCGGCGTGACACCATTCACCGTGCCGCTCTGGTCGCCGTCAAAGTACGCCCCGTTATCCACGATGGCCTCTTTTTCCGGTACATGCTGCACGGCGGTGATGGCATACGTGCCGTCGTCGTTCTCACGGATACTCACGCAGCGGAACAGGCGCTGGCGCAGCGTCGGCAGCTTCAGCCCCCACACGCTGTATTCAGCAACACCGTCAGGAACACGGCTCACTTTCACCTTCACGCCGTCGGTGACGGACTGAACCTCCACGCTGATCGGATTGCCACTTCCGTCAACCAGGCTTATCAGCGTGGTACCGGAGGATGGCAGCGTGATTTCACGGTCGAGCGTCAGCGTCCGGGTCTGGCTGTTTACCGCCAGCACGCGCCCGCCGGTGCTGATACCGGCATAGTCATCATCACAGATTTCAATGACATCGCCCGGCACATGGCGAAGCCCTTCTGCGCCCACGCTGAAGTCCACGGTCTGCGTTTCCAGCAGTTCTGTTTTAATCAGCCACAGCCCGGCGCGATGTGCCTGCCCCCGGCTGGTACAGCCAAAGGCATCCATTTTCGTGACGTTACGACCGTAACGGGCAATGGCCTGCGTATCCTCCACAAGCTCTGTCGCCGTCTCCCAGCCGTTATTCGGGTCAATCCAGTTCACCTCAACGGCATTATGGCGGTCCTTCAGGGCGCTGAAGCTGTAGCGGAACGGCGCACCATCATCCGGCATCACCACATTACTGCGGTTATAGGTCCACACCTTATCTGATGGCCGGTCCTGCACGAACGTCAGCGTCTGCCCGTTCCATACCGGCATACAGCGCATCGCCGAGCAGAAATCACTGAGCACATCCCACGCCTTGCGCTGTGTGGTCAGGTACGCATTACAGGTGATGCGCGGCTCCGTGCCGCCAAAGCCGTCCGGCACTGACTGGTCGCAGTACTGGCCGATGACATACAGCGCCCATTTATCCACATCCGCCGCACCAAGACGTTTCCCCATGCCGTAGCGCGGATGGGTCAGCATATCCCACAGACACCAGGCCATGTTGTTGCTGTATGCTGGCTTAAACGTTCCGTCCCAGATACCGCTGTATTGCCGCGTCTGCGGGTTATAGTTCGACGGCACCTGCAGAATGCGCCCGCGCAGATGATAATTACGGCTCACCTGCTGGCTGCCGAACTGCTCCGAATCCACCTGCACGCCGACCAGTGCCGTGTTCGGGTAGCACTGTTTCACATCGATGATTTCGGTGTATGACGACCAGAGCGTTTTGTTCTGCAGCTGGTCTGTGGTGCTGTCCGGCGTCATCCTGCGCATCCGGATATTAAACGGGCGCGGCGGCAGGTTATCCACCACCACCGAGGCCAGATACTGCGAGGTGGTTTTGCCCTTAATGGTGATGTCTTTTTCCGTCACCCAGCCACCATTACGCTGTATCTGAACCAGCAGGCGAACTTCCGACGGATTCCGGTCCCCCTTTGAGGTGGTTTCCACCAGTGCCTGCACACCGAAGGTAAAGCGCAGACGGTCGATGTTTGCAGACGTAATGGTGCGGGTGATCGGCGTGTCATATTTCACTTCCGTACCCAGCACCGTCTCGGAGCCGGAGGATTCAAACCCCTCCGGCGGTGTCTGCTCCTGCTCACCGGCACGGAACACCACCGTGACACCGGAGATGTTGGTATTCCCCTCAGTGTCCAGCACCGGCGTACTGTTCAGCAGCACGCTTTTTAATCCATCCACCGGACCTTCAACCGGCCCTTCGCTGATGGCATCGATCACACTCAGCAACTGCGTGGACTTCAGGTTGTCCTTCGCTTCGCGCGGGGTATGCCCCTTACTGCTGCCTTTACCCATTCCTCACGCTCCATAAACGACAAAACCGCCCGGAGGCGGTTTCACATAAAACATTTTGCCTCAGCGACCAATCACCACAACCTGACCACCGTCCCCTTCGTCTGCCGTGCTGATCTCCTGAGAAACCACACGTGATCCCACGCGCATTTCACCGTACAGAACAGGCAGAACATTGCCCTGGGCAACCATGTTATCCAGTGACGAGAAATACGTGTTCTGCTTACCGTTATCCGTGCTGGTCGTTGTTGCGGTACTGGCTTTCGGTGCCAGCATCTGCGCCACACCGCCAAGGATCATACTGGCCCCCGCAGCATACATGCCCGATAAAGCCGCAGCTCCCAGCCAGCCTGCAGGGTTCCACCACGCCACTGCAATCAGCGCCGCACCCAGCACCGCCTGAAACACACCGCCACTTTTTGCTCCCGCAAGACGCGGAACGATGTGGATCACGGCACCATTTTTCAGCGGCTCATTAAGACGGGATGATAATTCGGTTTCTCCTGCATCCCGCCCGGCAATCCGTACCTGGTACCAGCCGTCGCTCAGTTTCTGACGAAACGCCGGGATCTGCATGGCCAGCGCCCGGATGGCTTCGGACCCCGTTTTCACTCGAAGGTCGATGCGGCGGCCAAATCGTTGTAAATCCCCGTAAAGGCAGATGCGTGCCATTCCCGGTGACGCCAGAGGGAGTGTGTGCGTCGCTGCCATTTGTCGGTGTACCTCTCTCGTTTGCTCAGTTGTTCAGGAATATGGTGCAGCAGCTCGCTGTCACCACAGTAAATGGCGGCATGATTCGGCACCGATGAACCAAAACAACACAGCAGCACATCGCCCGGCTGCGCCGCTGACAACGGCACCTGATACAGCCCTGTGGCCTCCAGATTATCCAGATAGAGATTCTGACCGTGACGCCACCAGTCATCCTCGCGATGAAAATCCGGCATCTCAATCCCCGCCAGATGGTAAGCATCCCGGAACAGCGTGTAACAGTCCGTCACCCCGTGCTCAAAGCGCCGCCCGGAAAGATGTGGCACACAGCGGAACTTGTGAATCGCCCCCCGGCAAACCAGCCACCACGGCAAATTACTCTGCACCTGCAGCCGCCGGTCGGTCTCACTCAGCCAGGGCAGACCACCGGGGTGGCTGTGGACCAGCGCCACAATCTCACCCTGCATCTCTGCCCGCAGCCAGTCCTCCGGCGACATCCGGAAATACTCCTCCGGCTCACCGGAGATATTCACGCAGGGAAAATATCTTTCCCCCTCCGGTGTTCTCACCACGAAGCCGCACGACTCCGCTGGCGCACATCGCCGGGCGTGCGCCAGAATCGCTGATTCTGTCTGTGTCATGGGATTTACTGCGAAAGTTTGTTAATGGAAAGGAAGCCGCCAAAGTTGCCGACGTTATTGCGAAACTTACAGCCACTCAGGCATTTGCTGCATTTATCCTTCGTGATATCGGACGTCGGCTGATCATATTCATCCGCGACTGCCGGACCGTGATAACCGCACTCATCACCGCGATAGGTCCAGGTGCAGGTGTTGGCCAGCATGATACGTCCAGGAAAAACAGCACCGTCCGTTTCCGTCGGCGTGGACAGTACAAAAGAGGCACTCACCGCGCTCAGTTCGCTGCACTGCTCAATGCGCCAGCGGCTGATCACCTCCTGCTCCGGATCGGCGTCACTGTTTCCGTTGACGAAGTTCACCGCATCCAGAAAACGGGCGTAAACCTTACGCCGGACCACCGTTCCGCCGACCAGACTCTGCAGATCTTCCGCCATCCCGGTGACCATACCGTACAGGTTAGAAACCGTCAGCGTGGGGCGCGTACTGGTGCCTTTGCCATTCAGTTCAAAACCACTCCCCTGAATGGGATACGGCTGATACTGCCGCCCCTGCCAGGTGACCGGCTCACCTTTTTCGTTCTGCTCATTACAGAAAAAATAACGTTCTCCACCGACCTCTGTCAGGTCGATCTCCCAGAGCACCACGCTGGCCGACTGCTCCGTACGGGTGCATTCATTCAGTGTTTCCTGTCGGATATCCTGCATCAGTTCACCACCTGTTTAAACTCTGCGCTGAACCCAACACGCAACATACTGACCTGCGACGACCATTTTGCGCAGGTCACCTTTATCTGCCTGTAACCATAAGGCGGCGTCCACAGAAAGGCCTTCCAGCCCCCGTGCTCAGCCAGAAACGACTCCAGCGCCGTGGCCTCCTCACGGGAGACAGACAGCGTCACGCTGTACGTTTTCAGGTCAGCGTTCAGCCCGGCAGGCGCACGCTGGGAATAGCCATCACCAAAGCGCACCTCCCTGACGGAAGGAGCCGATGTCACATCCATCCCGGGTTTCACTTTCCAGCGGAAGGTTTTCATCGTCCACCTCCGGAGAACAGTCCACCATCACGCATCTGTGTCTGAATTTCATCACGGGCACCCTTGCGGGCCATGTCATACACCGCCTTCAGAGCAGCCGGACCTATCTGCCCGTTCGTGCCGTCGTTGTTAATCACCACATGGTTATTCTGCTCAAACGTCCCGGACGCCTGCGACCGGCTGTCAGCCAGACTGCCCGGTGTACCGACATAACCACCGGTGGCATAGCCGCGCATCAGCCGGTAGAGATTCCCCACGCCAATCCGGCTGGTTGCCTCCTTTGTGAAGACAAATTCACCACGGTGAACAATCCCCGCTGGCTCATATTTGCCGCCGGTTCCCGTAAATCCTCCGGTTGCAAAATGGAATTTCGCCGCAGCGGCCTGAATGGCTGTACCGCCTGACGCGGATGCGCCGCCACCAACAGCCCCGCCAATGGCGCTGCCGATACTCCCGACAATCCCCACCATTGCCTGCTTAAGCAGAATTTCTGTCATCATGGACAGCACGGAACGGGTGAATCCCCGCCAGTTCTGTTCGCTGCCGGTCAGCATCGCCGCCATATTCTGTGCAATACCGTCAAAGGTCTGCGTGGCCACACTTTTAACCTGCGAAAAACTGTCCGTCGCACTTTCCGCCCACTCTCCCCAGCCGGACTTCAGGCCTGCCATCCAGCTCCCGCGAAGCTGGTCTTCAGCCGCCCAGGTCTTTTTCTGCTCTGACATGACGTTATTCAGCGCCAGAGGATTATCGCCATACTGTTCCTTCAGGCGCTGTTCCGTGGCTTCCCGCGCTGCCTGCCGGTCAGTCAGCCCCCGGTTTTTCGCATCAATGGCTGCCCGTTTTGCCCGTTGCTGCTGTGCGAATTTATCCGCCTGCTGCACCAGCGCATTCAGGTGCTCCTGATACGTAACCTTGTCACCAAGTGCAGCCAGCTGGCGTTTGTACTCCAGCGTCTCGTCTTTATGCGCCAGCAGGGATTTCTCCTGTGCGGACAGCTGGCGACGTTGTGCCGCCTCCTCCAGTACCGCGAACTGACTTTCTGCCTTCCACAAATCCCGGCGCTGCTGGCTGATTTTCTCATTCGCTCCGGCATGCTTCTCCAGCGTCCGGAGTTCTGCCTGAAGCGTCAGCAGGGCCGCATGAGCACTGTCTTCCTGATGATCGCCCGCAGACACCTTCACGCCGGACTGTTTCGGCTTTTTCAGCGTCGCTTCATAGTCCTTTTTCGCCGCCGCCATCAGCGTGTTGTAATCTGCCTGCAGAATTTTCCCGTCCTTCAGTGCCTTGTTCAGTTCTTCCTGACGGGCGGTATATTTCTCCAGCGGCGTCTGCAGCCGTTCGTAAGCCTTCTGCGCCTCTTCGGTATATTTCAGCCGTGACGCTTCGGTATCGCTCTGCTGCTGCGCATTTTTGTCCTGTTGACTCTGCTGTTCAGCCTTCTTTCGGGCGGCTTCAAGCGCAAGACGGGCCTTTTCACGATCATCCCAGTAACGCGCCCGCGCTTCATCGTTAACAAAATAATCATCCTTGCGTAGATTCCAGATGTCGTCCGCTTTCTTAAACGCAGCCTCTGCCTTAATCAGCATCTCCTGAGCGGTATCAGGACGACCAATATCCAGCACCGCATCCCACATGGATTTGAATGCTCGTGCTGTCCTGTCTGCCCAAGTTTCCAGCGTGCCCATGTTCTCTTTCAGGCGTCGGGTCTGGTCATCAAACCCTTTCGTTGCGGCCTCGTTCGCCGCCTGCAATGCCCCGGCTTCATCGCCGGAACGCTGCAACTGAGCAACATACGCAATCTGTTCCGCCGTCACGTTATGGAACTGGCGTGCCATCGCCGTCAACCCCGACGTCGGGTCTGTGGTCAGCTTCCCGAAGGCTTCAGCGACCTTGTCCACCTCCACGCCGGATGCAGAGGAGAAACGCGCCACACTCTGGCTGATGGACGCAATCTGAGCCTCACCGCTTACCCCCGCCTTAACCAGTGCGCTGAGTGACTCGCTGGTCTGGTTAAACGTCAGCCCTGCCGCCTGCCCGGCTCTGGACAGGACCAGCATACGATCTGCCGTCAGTCCCGCCTGATTGCCGGAAAGGACCAGCGTTTTGTTGAAATCGGACAGGGTTGAGTTGCCCTGATACCAGGCATACGCCAGCGCACCGGTCGCCACCGCCAGCGAGGTGGCCCCCACCATCGGCAGGGTGATCGCGCCGGCAAGCCCCCTGAACATGGGGATCATCCCGCCGAAGGAGTCCTTAACCTGACCCCCCTGTTGCAGCAGGATCAACCAGGGATTCTGACCACCGGCAAGCTGCGTGGCGATATCCGTAAACTGTGCGGGCAGGGTTCGCATGGCCGCTTTATACTGCCCGACGGAAATCCCGGCTTTTTGTGCAGCCAGCGCCTGGCGGCTCAGGCCCTGTTCAACAGCACTGGCGGTTTTTCTGGCGTCGGTATCCAGACCTGAAAAATGACGCCTTACCCGGCTCATCTGCTCATCGAAACGGACAGCATCCAGACTCAGGTCAATAACAAGATCACCAACCGGCTGGGACATATCTCACACCTCCCGGAATCCCCGCTGAAGCCATCATTAATGCGGCATCATCCACCATGACATCCGCCACATCCGCAGACGATAAAATATCGCGCCCTCCGTCCCCACCGAACCGGACGCCTCCGGCAAGTCCTGCCGCTTTCTGCATCAGCATTTTGTCCTCATCCGGCCTCTCCACCTGCTCTTCCTCATGCCGGGGGACAAGCAGACTGAAATCAGAGGGATGCATATCCGGATCGCAAAAAAACAGGCTGAGTACAGCGTACGTCAGCCCGGAAAAATGCATATCCAGCTGGGTATCCTGAAAATAATGCGTGCGGTAAAAACGGTGCCAGTCGGCATATTCGGTGGATGTCATCCCGGCAAGCATGGCGCGCCAGTCGGGTCTCCCCATCTCACGCGCCAGTCTGAGGGCAAAGTTCAGCTCGCCGTCGAAGACTTTCCCGCAGAAAAATCATCATCAGTCAGCGTGTTATTTTTCGCCACTTCAGTAATATCAGTATCCGGACGAACAGCTTCGATCATCCCGGACAGGCACAACACCACGTCTTCCGCCCGGGCAATGGCATCGGCAGGCCAGGTGGTGAGCACTTCCTGCTCTATCTTCATCACGGCCTCATTCATTGACGGTGACTGCGTTTTCTGTGGATGGTTATGCCACAGGGACATCGCCACCAGAAACGCGCCGGTTCTGACGAGATCTTCCACGCTTACCTGCAGGTTGCCGCAGGATTCTGCCTGTTCTGCACGCCGTTTCAGGAGGGCAAGATGCTCGATACGCTGCAGCGCAGACAATTCGGAAAGCGTGACAGACACACCGTTATATTCAAATTGTTCTGTTTTCAGAAACATGTATTACCTCCGTTTACCCTGCAGCGCCCGCTTCAGTAACGGTGACTTCAGCCACTGCGGCGAACTGACCATTTCCGCTCACCACAGGGATCTGCACCTTACCTGTCGCCACGCCGTTTACCGTAATTGTCATATCTTTCACACTAATGGTGGCTTTCGACGGATCGGCGGAAACCGCTCTGAACGTCTTGTCGGTTGCACTTTCCGGCTCAAAAGAAACCGTCAGGGTGGTTGTTTTCCCTTTTGCCACCGTACCGGATGTCGGCGTCACCTTAATCGCACTGACCGGCGTAATTTTGCTGCGTTCTTCCGCTACAGAAGGTTTACCCACGTTAGTGACTTTCACCGTGCGGGTGATCACTTCTTTCGCCGTCACGGCCTTACCGATACTGCTGACCCAGCCACGAAACACATCCACCGTGCCATTCGGAAAACGGATTTTATAGGCCCGGACATCGCCGCTTTCAAACCAGCCTATAAGCCCTTTCTGGCCTTCCTCTCCCGGTTTCCAGGCCAGCGTAAAACTGGTATCACCTGCAGATTTCTGCCCCTGCCCGGTCGCGGTCCAGTCCGCGTCTTCATCATCCAGGTAGTTATCATCGTAGGATTCTGCCGTCATCTCGCCCGGCGTCAGATCCTTCACCTTAGCCAGTCGCTGCCAGTCATCGTCTGACAACGGGTTTGCATAAGCATCACCCTTGCCGTTGTAAACCCACAGAGTGGTACCGGCACCTTTTACCGGCTCAAGGGGATTTGGTGTTGCCATATCGTCCTCACATCTCGTATGTAATGGAATAAGTCAGATCTGCAGAACTCCATAACGCCATATCGTCATCACGACGATACTCATAGCCCTGCGTAACCATCGTGGTAATCAGTCCTGCCAGTGCCGGGATCGCGGTCATCGCCGGGTAAATCCGGCTTTCCATCCACTGATCAAGCTCTGAATCCGGTACCTGTGCCGGTAAAAACACCTCAATATGCAGCGTGGCCCGCCAGGTATCTGCATCCAGCTCTTCACCGGTATACTCTGCATCCGTCAGATAAACCGCGATCGCAGGAAAATCCTCTTCGTCAAAAACAACGGGGCGACCATCAAACAGCGTCGCCCCGTGTTCATGCTGCTCGAGTGCATCCAGCACTGCGGCACGAATGTCAGTGTGTTTCATCGTTTTATTGCAATCCTCAGTTGTTGTTTCAGCGCGTATGCCAGTTCTTTAGGCAGGCGTTCACGCCGGATACGGTCAACATTCTCATCAAATGCCTGTTTCAGTGGGGCCGCCATCGGGATTTTCACCACATCAATGGGGTAACGGTTTTTCCCGGCCACACGCTGCATGACATGCCAGCGACCATTTTTTAATCGCTGAATAAATGCCCGCTGATACCGATGCTGACCGGCTTTAAGTATGCTGTTCGGGCGACGCCCCAGCATCCTGATCCCCAGCTTAATCACAGGGAGATCACCGCGGTTAACGATAATTCTGGCATTCGGATTTCTGACCGTCGCCCGTTTCAGTCTGGACCGTTCCTTAACCAGTTTCCGGCGAACCTTTGTCTCCCGGGCAACCTGTGATGAAGACTGATTAATCGCCGTTGTGGCCACGCGGTTAATGGCCATTGCTGAAGCCGCCGGAATGGCGTTTTTACGAACCCGGCTCAGATTGTCAATCGCCTGATCAAGCCCTTTTATCGCCATAATTTCACCCTGCGTTTATCGTCGCCGGTTAACTGCGGGTGGTTGACCACGGTTGAGCCAGAGATAACAGCTGCCCCCGTCATCCGGAGAAACACGATCCACCCAGAATATCTCACCATTAATGGTCAGCGTGTCACCACGCCGCACGGCACGAACCGTATCCGTCCGCACAAATAATGACGGGCTGCTTCCTTCAATACGGACCCCGCCACCGGCAAACCCCAGCGACTCCGGATCATCAAAAACCCCCTGAACTTCGCTGCCACACTGTGCCCCCGAGGTGAACTGCGCACAGAGCCCCATCACTTCAACGATCGTACTGTCTACCCCGGCGAGGGCAGCATCAAAGGCATTCTGAAAATCACGCATATTCAGCCGTTCCGTGCTGTATCATGGCCGTTGCCAGTGATGATGGCACCAGAACACGCATACCCCGTAACGCCAGCTCAACGGGACGACCTGTCTCCGGGCAATACCCCATTACTTGCAGGCACTTCCGTACCCGGACGGCTTTAACATCATCCGGAGCATCCGTGTTGTTCAACTGCTCACCATCGTCTGTGTGATTTTGATCAGCCCCGCTCTCATCAGAGTGCATAATGCCCTCCGGGGAAACAGCAAGCTCCTCTTCCCACTCAGACACACGTTGAGCAATATCCGCAGCACTCCCCGACATATCCGCCTCGCGCCCCAGCAGGTCAGCCAGTTGACGAAGACGATTCAGATTTTCTTCTTTTGTTGCCATCTCAGCCTCCTGTGAAAAAAGACACGGGGGCATTTCGCCCCCGCTCACGGATTATTTCACCTGTACCACCACAAACTCATCCGGATCCGGCAGCACCATCAGCGGAGCGGACTGCGTCATGGTGAATTCACAGGACGGATCGCCCACGGTCAGCCAGTGTTTCGGGTAACGGGAAGAAGCCACCACTCCTTCAGACAACGCCTGTGCATCCTTAATGGCACCATAGCAACGAATCCCCTCTGCCGCCGTATTCCCCAACACCAGCATGCCCTCCGGCAGATAACGTTTTTCGGTACCGTCCTCTGCCACATAAGACGTTTTCGCCACCACAATGGCCAGATCGCCGTAATACCCCTTGAAGGACACCACTGCGCCCAGATCTTTCACTGCCGTTTCGAGTTGTGAATTTGAGCCGCGACGGGTATCCAGTTTTTCGCGGAACAGCTTAAAGCCATTCAGCAGACGCCAGACCGTACCGTCCATAATGGCGATATTCACAAGGCCGCTGGCCTGATCGCAGTAAAGGTCAATATCATGCGTCGGATCAAACGTATCACGGTCCTGCTCAGACCATTTTTTACCGTCAGCCTGCTCAATGTTATTTCCTTCAGAGCGCCCGAAATCCACCTCGACAGTATCAAACTGATCCCCTTCCATGGTGTATTTGCCATACAGCACGGCATTCACCGCCTGCATTTCTTCCACCTGGACAATGGCGTGCTCTTCCTGTTTGAGGTTATCGGTAATGATACGCAGACGACGGTAGGCCGGGTCGTTCAGCTGAGCCGGATCTTCACCAGGAAGGCGCTCAACCGCCTGCTGGTAATTAAATTCGTGTTTCGGCTTGACGTAGCCCGGACGTAACACGCGGGTTTCACCACCGCGATGGCGAAGCACTTTTCCTTCAACGATCGGGGAGACATAGGCCGCCACCGGCGTTTTTCCGGTAATTTTGTCCAGCATCACCTCTTCGGTGTGGAAATTCACCGTACGGCGGAAAAACAGCTCCAGAAACAGCGCACGGAATTTCACTTTTTGTTCGGTATAACCGAGTAACTGGCGGGTCGTAAACAATCCCATAAATCAGTTCCTTTCATTCAGAAATCAGTCAGGCCACCATGGTGGCCTGATAACGTGTTATGGCAGAGCCGCGTGACTCAGGGCTGTGCCGGCAAAGGCATTTGCCTTTTTGTGTTCATCCACACTGTCAGGCCAGCGGATTGCCTCCGTCGCAAAGGTCCCCGACTTGTAATAGGTCAGCACCGTCTCTGTGCCTTCAAGCGGCAGTACCAGTATGCCAACCGCACTACCGGCTTTCTGTCCATCCCAGACCACCAGTTTCCCGGTGGCTTCATCCAGCATCAGGGGCGTCAGAGCCGGTGTTGCAGAAGAAATCCCGCTGCTGCCTGTGGCGGTATGAGCCGGATCATTACCGGCAAAAATACGTACTTCCGCACGCTGTTCAGTGATGGTTTTCGTCACCATTTTGTTAAAACCTCATATTGATGGTCAGCACTGACTTCATGGCATGGCCATGAGCATTTTCACGTCCGCATCACCGTCTGCTGACGTCTGTGACACGCCACCCCGCACCGCTGCCGGTGAATGATTCGCCATGAAATGTTCAAACAGGGCGGTTGTGGATGCAGAGACCGGTTCGGCCTTACCTGATCCCGCAGCCAGCACAGCCCGGGCGTTCTCCACGGTCATTCCCGGGCAGGCCGCCAGTTTTTCAGCCTGCGCTTCTGCCCCTTTTGCCTCATCCAGGGCCATGATCTGATCACGAAGCGAGGGCCCGGCATCCGCCAGTGGTGCAGCCGCCAGGATCGGGCGGGCTTTTTCCACCGTCATCTCCGGCATCGCCGCCAGCGTTGCCGCCAGTTGTTCACGACCGTTCGCTTCTTCACACGCCATAATGCGATCGGCTTCACTCTGCGCGGATGCCACCGGCTGCTGCCGTGCCGCCGCGGCCAGAATCGCCCGGGCCTGTTCAACGCTCATGCCCTGTTGCCCTGCCAGCATCGTGGCAAGCTGTTCACGTCCTTTCGCTTCCTGGCATGTCAGGATCCCCATCACTCGCTGGTTCTCCTGCACGGCGGCTTCCGTTGCAGTTAATTGCGGCATAGTGCCTCCTCTGACATTACTGTTCAGCGCCGTGGCCATCACACTGATGGCATCCGACGCATTGATTAATTCATCCGCCAGCCCGGCCTCAATGCCGGACTGACCTTCAAAAACAGCGGCCTCTGTTCCCGTGACTGCATCAACAGACAGACCGGTAAACATCGCCACTTTTTCGGCAAACATCCGGCGCGCCGCATCAATCCGCTGCTGCATGTCCTGGCGAACCTCTGCCGGCAACGCTTCAAACTGATTGCCATCCACCTTGTGCGCCCCTGAGTAAATCAGCGTGATATCCACACCGGCCTGCGCCAGATGACCGGCATAGCTGACATGGCTCATCATCACGCCAATGGAACCGATACGGGATGTCTGGGTAACCAGCCGTCGGGAGCAGGCCGACGCCAGCAGCATGGCCGCAGAACAGGCCGTGTCATTACACAGTGCCCAGACCGGCTTCTGCTGCCGGAGGCGGTAAATCATGTCAGCGCAGTCAAACGCGCCGGCGGCCTGCCCGCCCGGACTGTCAATGTCCAGCAGTATGCCCCGCACCTGGCTATCTGCCATTGCCTGCTGAAGACAGGCGACAATGCCGTCATAGCCAGTCATTCCGGAAAATGGCCGCATCCCCCCCAGCCGGTGCACCAGCGTGCCGGTCACCGGCAGTACCGCAATACCGTTCACCACCCGGTAAACACGGGCCGGTCGTTTACCTCCGGCCATGTACTCGTCCGTTTCAGCCAGCATCCCGGGAGCATCAAGCTGTACCTGCTGTTGCGGTACCGAAAGACTTGCTGCCCCCATCTCGCGCCCCAGCGCGCAAAAGAAAACCCGCGCATAGGCGGGCTCCAGAAGCAGCGGTTCATTGAATGCTGCTGCAATAATGTGTGAAAGATTACGTCTCACGTGGTGTTGTCTCCTCTTCCGGCCTGCGACTCTCCGCTATCTGCTGCTGATACGCCTGCGCTATCCACACCGGACGTGAGAGTCCGGCTTTTTCCCGCTCTGCAGATTCCCTGACCTGCTGGCGGAAAATGTCCTGATAATCCTCGCCCATCAGCGCCAGCTCTTTCTCATACGTGCTCAGTCCGGCCTCAATGCGCATCACTGATTCCTGAACCTCCTTGAGCCCGTCAATGGCCATTCTTCCGGCTCCAATCCACTCAGCCCGTGACCAGGCTGATCGCGCCTGATAAAAATCAAACCGTGCCCGTGGCGGACGAATAATCCCCCGAAGAAGTGCCTCTTCCAGCCAGCAGGAAAACATCTGCGTGGCCAGCCGGGACGCAATAAATTTTCGCCGCCCCATAAAATAGCGCCACGACTCATTGGCGGATGCGCGGGCACTTGAGTAACTGACCTTCGAGTAATCACGGGACAACTGTTCGTAGGAAACGCCAAGACCGGCGGCGATATACCGCAGCAGCGCCTGTTCAAGCGCCGAAAATCCATTGTCTGAATCCTGCGCGGTCTGAAGTTTCAGATCATCACCGGGGAAAAGGTGCGGAATTTTGACACCGCCCAGCGTCACGCTATTCGTGTCATACCAGGTGGAGAACTTATCCAGAATATTAATAAGCGGATTATCCTTCTGCCCCTGCGGCGCACCGGCGATATATTCAAAGGCCTTTTCGGTATCAAGGTCACTTTCAATCGTCGCTGCATACATCGCCTTCACTATGGCCGACTGAAGCTGTGTTGCCTGCAGGGAATCGAGCATCTTCAGCCGTTCCATAACGCTGTAAAACTGATTGGCTCCACGGGTCTGCCCGTCCTCCACCGGCTCGAAAATATGCAGCATGGCCGGACGCCCGGTGGGTAGTTCACGCGGGATCCGTTCCCATCGTCCACTCCCGGAGCGAGGAAAATCATCCTCACAGATATGGTACGCAACGGCACGGCCATATCGATCAACCTCCACACCGGCCCGCAGAAAACGGTTCCCGATACCGTGTCCTGGCGTGTCCACCCGTTTCGGACTCACGGCTTTAAAACGCGTACGAAACAGTTGCGTACTCTCCGTATCCCAGACCGGCTGCACAAAGATTTCGCCGTTAAACGCATGAACGCCCACACCTTCACGGATAAATTCCGTAAACGTGCGTTTCCCTTCCACGTCGATCTCACCAAACATCCCTTCTGCGTATTCTGACCAGGCCGCCTCCACCTCATCGACAAAACTTTTTGCCGCGGTCTCCCGCATCCCCAGCCAGCGCCAGTTCGGACGGTAGCTAATCAGAAACATATGCCCGACAATGTGATCCTTATGCAGGGCCACCGCATTGGCCGCTATTCCGTTATTGCGCACCAGATCATCTGCACGGGCATTCCCCAGACGCAACGCGGGCAGCAGGGCCGCATCGGCACTCTGCGAGGGTGGCAACCACTCTGCCATTTGCCCGCCAAATCCTGCACCGCCACCGTTGTAGCTGAGGCTCTCCCGAAGCGGAACGCCGTTCACATCAATCAGGACAGGCGTTCGTTTCATAACCTCACTCCCAGCGGACGACGGCGACGGCGGGTTGTCCCCAGTACCGACTCCGCATCATTGATCGCCCGGTTAAGCTCATCCAGAGAAGCTGCCGTATATTCAATTCTGCGACCATCTTTCTGGACAGACACCACCCGTTTACCGGTTAATAAATCAAGGCGCGCCTGACGCAGCGCCTGCAGTTCAGCGACTGTAACCATTCACTCCTCCGGACAGCTTCGCTGCCAGTTCTTTAAGGGTTGGCCGGGTCGTCTCTTCTTCCCGGGATTTTGCCAGTACAGCCAGATCAAGCTGCCAGCGTTGCACGGACACACGTAATGCCGCGTAGGCATACACCAGGCAGTCCAGCGCTTCGTTACGCCGCTTTTTGTTATCCCACAGCAGACGCATCTTTCCTTTTTCCCACTTCTCCACAAGCTCTTCCGCCACCAGTTGCTGCGCCTCTGTCTGCGAAAAAATCTCCGGATCATCAGGAAAACGGATGGCATACGACGTGGCTTCATCCGCAGGCGTGGGATCGGCTTTCATACGGGCATAGAGAATTTCTTTTGCGGTGTCCGTCCCCACTTCGCACAGATACACGCCCCGCTGATTGCGGGTTTTTGGCATGGTGATCACCGGCTTGCCATAAACAGATGCACCTTTTACCGGCAGCACCCGGAAAACACCGTGTTTTTTTGACCTCTGATAGACAATTTCGCCATCGATCCCCCCGGTGTCCCAGCAGACACGGGAAATGGTCATTTCGGTTCCGTCTGCATGGCGGTATTTTTTGTTGATCGCCACATCCACACGTAACAGCGTCTCTTCCTCATCGGGACGCCCCATAATGATGATTTTATCCACCAGAAAGGCTTCCTCTCCCGGAGCCCATCCCCAGACATACATCTCAAAACGGTTTCGCTGCGAGTCAATGCCCGCCGTCAGATAAACCACCCGGGAAGGCACCGCAGCCGTGTAACGCACAACCTTATCCATCAGCACCTGGTGATCGAGTTTTTCGCCCACGGCCTCTTCCCAGGTCTCGCCCAGCGTGGTGTTCACAAAGGTTTTCAGGCCGTTGGGATCTTTCAGTGCATCCAGCCAGTCATAGACAATCTGTACCCAGGTGGTGAACGGACTGTACGCCGTCCAGATATGGAATGTGATGGAGCGCGGCGGCGGAATTTCATTATCCGCGGAGCTGAAAAATGTCAGACCGTCACGAGTCCACATGCCCGTGTTTTCACAGATCCACCGCCCGTTACTCTGGTCAAGCTCAGACTGATGGATCACACAGCCATGATGCTCACAAAGGTAGAAAACACTTTCTGGCTTATTCTTCTCCCACTTAAGACCGAAAGGCGAGGCATCATCGCCAAATTTCAGATACTGCTCCTCCCCACAGTGCGGACAGGGCACATAAAAACGCATGAAATGTGCCGACTCGTTAGCGGCTTTTTCGATCTGGCAGGAGCCTTTGATTTTAGGCGTCGAGCCGCGAATGGATTTTGGCCATACAGAGCCCTCAATACGTTTATCCCCCAGCAGGGTTGGCGAACCCTCTTTTTCAACATCCGGTTCGAACGAGGAAAGCTCGTCATAACAAACCACATCCACGGATTTTTCACGGTAGTTTTTTGCTGCCGCTCCCCCCAGACACCAGAAACCCACACCGGAGGAAAAACGCTTCAGGGTGAGCGTATTATCGCGGTGTTTTCTTCCGAACCATGGAGCCAGCTCCAGCAATGCAGGAACATCCCTTATCGTTGGCTCAACATGAGATTTCATAAAATCTTCAGCAGCTGAGTCCGTGGGCTGAAAAAGAAGGCTGTTGCGTGATTTATGCTCAATAAAATAAGCCTCCACTCCCAGCAACATCTTTGTATAACCAACACGGGCAGATTTAATCAGGTTAACAGTGCGAATCAAATCGTTGCCCATACAGTTCATGATGCCAACCTGAAACGGCAGTGTTTCCCACCGCCCCGGGGTATAAGACGACTCTTTAGGAAGGTAATAATGTTTATTGGCCCACTGAACTGTCGTCAGTGGAACAGGAATAATGAGAGATAAAAGCCCTGTAGCTATCGCACCGGCTGCATTAGCTGCCTTCTGTGCGTCTGAAATCATCGATCCACCCGCCCACGTTTTCACCGGCCTTAGCTGCAACATTGGAGGCTTTCGCGATTTCAGTTTTCACCACATCAAGGTGTGATGGTGAAATGTCCGGATATTTACGCTGTAATGTCAACGGCACACGCACAAGTATCCCCGAAATCTCCTGTGCCACACGTTGCAGAATGAAGGTAAACAGTTCAGTTTCCAGCACCACTCCGTCTTCACGGGCATTTTTCAGTTCCTGCGCATCTGCCTGCGCTTTTGTGAGCCGGTAGCGTTCATAGTCAATGGTGCCGGGTTGTAAATCTGACTCCGCTGCCGCACGCAAATCGGCCAGTTCTTTGCGGAGCTTTTCGTTTTCGATATCAGTTTCCCTCTGCGCATACCACTGAATTGCCATGGCAGTATCAAATACAGATTCAATGCCCTTACTGCCTTTGGAGACGCAAGGGAGCCCCTGAGACTGCCAGCGTTCAATCGTCCGCGGGTCCACGTTAAAAATTTCGGCAAGCCTCTTTTTATTAACCTTCATAGAACAACCCATTATCAAATACAAGGCCCGACATGAAAACGCCAGAAAAAGGCATTTTCGGACACTTTCATGTCGGACATTTATGAATGCAATATTAAAAAAAACAAAAAGTTATATTCGAGAAGTACCGACACGATTTTCCCTGAAAAATTTTCATAAATAGTGAAAAACCGCGAGGTCGCCGCCCCGTAACGGCCCGGATCGCCGGAAAGGACCCGCAAAAATGATAATGGTTATCATTTTCAATGTAGTCCGGTTTCTTCCACCATCGCACCGGACAGGCGACTATGAGGGGACAACGCCGCGCTCCGTTAACGCGGTAAACCCCGGTGTGTATCGTTTTTGATTATCCCCGCACACTCGCGCAGAGGAGTCTCCCGGTCGGGCTGCGGTCTCTGTTAATGCGGGGATACGGCGACAATACCGCGCATCAGCAAAACTTATTTCAGGCACTGAGTGCGGATATATTCCTGCGCCACTTCCAGCTGCTTCTGCATCAGCATCAACCGCTCTCTGAGAGTGAAATAATCCCGTTCAGCGGTGTCTGCCAGTCGGGGGCCGGTTGCATTATCCACGCCGGAGGTGGTGGGGGCTTCACGCACGGTACCGGGGCAGGTGGCGTTGATCCGCAGGCGCTTACGACCAGCGGCAACATCAGCACGCAGAGTTTCATTTTCAGCTCTCGCATCGGCTAATTCCCTCGAGTATCTGGCATCAAGTGCAGCAACATCACGCTGGCGCTGCTGCATATCAGTAATGGTTGCATTTGCCTGCTCCAGCTCACTGACTTTTTTATCGCGCTGCTCTTTGTAGGTTATGGCGTTATCACGGTAATGATTCAGCCCCAGACTAAGCGCACCACAGGCCACCAGCAGGGCAATGATGACCACGCACAGTACGCGGTTCATTTCACCACCAGCGTATCTGACCGATGAAATAACCGGAGGCCATAATCACAAACACCAGCCAGATAAGAATGAACTTCCAGGTGGATAATTTTTCAGCCATCACTCGAATCTCCCGAATCAGTTTGCTAAAATCAAACACACTTTCTCCTTTGACTTTTCCAGAGTCAGGAAACACAAAACCCCGCTTGCAGCCAACAAACGGGGTTTTTACTTTTATTCACTTAGTTTTTGTCAGTTCGCAGGATTTCGTGTTATCCGTCCGTGTAAGCAAACCGCATTTTTCAGCAAAATATTCTGCTTATCTGTCGATACCCCAGCACGCCAGCGCGCTCTCCTGGTCACGACGGGATACCTGACCGTAGCAGTTGTTTGAACGAATACGGCAGTCTCTGCCACCGTCCTTAATCCACCAGCGAATCGCCTCACACGCTCCCCTGCGATCACCTGCATTAATTCGTTTATAAAACGTCGACGGGAAACACTTACCGGGACCAATGTTGTACGGACAGAATGACGCGATCCCCGCTTTCTGGGGTTCGGTCAGTGGCACTCTGATGTTTTTCTCCACCCACGCCAGCGCTTTATCACGCTCAATGGCGTTAACCTGGTCGCATTTTTCCTTCGACAACTTCATGCCCGGAACGACAGGTTTGCCATCCACCAGGATGGCACCGCGGCAGATGGTCCAGATACCCGCGCCATCACGGTATGCCGTGGTGTGGTTACCTTCCTTTTCATCCAGAAACTGGTCGAGAATGTCAGGCGCAGGCGCACCAGCGGCAATCAGCGCCAGAACGGCAGCCGACAGGCCGTATTTGATTTTGGTGTTCATGGATATTTATCAGGATTTATCGGTTTCTGCCCACGGACAGGTTTATCTGTTCCGGTCAGTGACTTAAGGTTGTGATTCCGGAGGAGTCTTCAGAGAACCAGTAATTCTTCCCGGTAGCTTTCCTTTGTAGGTTATCCATACATTCTGCGCCTCTAAAATTACGGGGCGCTTTTCCGGCGACTGCTCATCCCCTTCACATAACCCGGCAGCAACATCCATGAAGACCTGTCTGATGCTCCTTCTGGCTGCTGCCTCATAAAACTCCAGCGCGGCACCTTCAACACGGTCCAGCGAGATATCCAGGTCAAAAATTTCACCGTCAAAGCGTTTTTTGTCCCGTAACGCTAAAGTTACCGTAACTTTATTCTCAAAATTGCGGATCCCTTTCACAATCAGTTCATAGTTTTGAGTCATTGAATTACTCTCCCCGTGCCGCCTTACGACGGTCCTCTCTGATTTTGAAATACAGGTTAGTCAGATATGTCAGCAGCCCAAACAGCAGACTCCCCAGCACGCCTATTGCCGCCCACTGAGACGGGGAAACCCTGTCCAGCAACTGCAGGAACCAGTAGCCCGTTCCCACCGCTGACGTGGTGTATGACACACCTGTTGTGATTTTTTCCATCTGGTACATACCCCGTCTCCCGTTATCCGGAAGCTGACAGCAATAAAAAAAGCCACCAGTTAAGTACTGATGGCTCTGATAACTCATGCAGGCATCTCAGACGACCCACTGACACTACCGGTGAGTTTAACGATACCTTCCATTTGGCTGGCTCACTTTTTATGATGATGCCGGTGCATTTATCTCCAGCACCAGACTTTCTATCTCAACGCCATACGCTGCATTTTTGGTAATATCCGTCAGCGTCAGTGCATTTAGTCCCACTGTCAGACTGTCTTTTATGACCTGGAATGCCGGGCCAGCCACTCCATTCAGTTTCGGAGTAACCGTGGCACTGCCGGCGGTGAACACCAGCTCCAGCGTCTGCCAGTCGTTACTGTAATTCCCGAACTCGCCCAACTTTGTGTTTCCGGCTTTCTTGTGATGCATCAGATTCAGTTTGCCGTCTGTGGTCTGGGTGAAGAACGACATCAGGAACGGGTTACCAGTCCCGGTCATCGCCACGACGTCAGGTAACGCTACATCGGTATACAGATAAATTCCCAGACCGAACTGGTTGTTGGTCAGTGCGCCTGACAGTCGAAACTTACAGCTCAGTCTGCCACCCCGTGTCAGCAGGGAGACTGCGTCATCCACCGGATGCATCAGGGACCAGGTTTTATTGCTCTGCTTGGTGATCTTAAATACACCACCCGACAACTGAATTCCGCCGTCCTTAATGGTCCAGCCCTGCGCAGCAGCCTCTCCGGCTGTCGGCAACAGGGAGATTGTGCGTATGGATGCATCTTCAGACGGCCCCAATGGCGTGTCGCCGCCGGGCGAGGGTTTGATTTCCGGTGCCTTACCACTAATGAAGGCTAAGGTGCGACCGGCTACGTTCAGAATAGCAGTTGCCATACGATCGGGAATAATGCCACGACGCGCCCATGAGCTGAAATGCGTCGGGCGATTTGATGATACCCAGTTTTTGTTCGTTCGGGATGCCGAACCGTAATAACCAGACCCGGCAATATCAGGATCTTCTGACGGGTTGTTTGTCGGTGTATTAACTCCGCTACCATCGGTCATAAAGGGAACAAAATAAATCTGCTGGGATTCTTTACCTTTATATGCACCATATACCACTTCATATTGCGTACCGTGTTCTTGTTTCCACGCGTATGTCGTGTCGCCACAAATCCAGGGGACTGATGCCGGACTTCCACCGTGACACTGCGCCGCCAGCCCGGCAAGGTCAGCACGGAACTGCTGTACCATTGCAAGAAATGCTGCTGGCTGCTGGGCGTAACTGGCATTCGTCATATCGAATTCCCCCTGCATCCAGCATATCGCCAGCAAAACGTTTTTCGGGTTTTTCTGCAATGCTGCCTTCGTGCGGAAAAGCAGATCCTGATATAACGGCTTACCCACTCCCCAGCGAGCCGAATCCTGACTGGCCCCCGTGGACTCGCTGAATGTCCCCTCCGTGCCCTGGGTGAATGCCGAACCACCACGACAGCATGGTACCAGCAGGATCCCCGCGTTATTAGGGATATACGGAAGCAGTTTTTTGGCAATATGTAAGCCCTGTCCGACACAGCCGTACTGCCCTTTGCTCAGGTCAGCCCGGGGATGATTAATCGTACTCATATCCTGAACATCATGCAGACAATGGTCAGCAGGAATGATGTCGTTAAATACGCATACTTCACCACCGGGAGTCACTGTGTTACGACGGGCCAGTTGCTTAATGCGCGGATGGGGCGCATCGTATGAATCCGGAAGCGGAAGCCCTTCACCGTAAGCCATGGCATTGGATTGCCCGGCCAGTACGATGACGTAGTACCACTCCGGCTCAGTTGCACCACTGACGACCACATCACCTTCTGCTGCAATCGCCTGCATCAGGGTATAAGGGGTTATGGCCACCGGACTACCAAACGGCTGCCAGCCCTCTTTCAGTTTATGTGTCAGCTTTTCCGCAAGATCTGACGGCGACGACGCCCTGACAACATCATAGTGTTTAAATGCCATGGTTCTTTCCACCATCTGAAAAATGATTCTTTAAAATACCTGACATGTAATACAGAAAAAACACAAAACCATACCTTAATTAAAAACCTCATCATCAAGCAGATATGCATGGATAAACTACAAGACGAGATATAAACCACCCTGCATTTAAATAAACAATAAACAACATCAGAAAAATAATTCTGCTCTATGGTTTACAATCAAAAATATCATTTATACTTTTCAGAACATCACCAGCAAGGCATAAACAAGGAAACTAAATGAAGTGGATTGTGATTGATACAGTTATCCAGCCATCATGCGGAATATCTTTTTCAGTCATATGGAGTAAAATAAAATTAATAATCTGGTATCAATCGGATGCTTTCTTACCTCCTGAAAGTATATTTACACTGACTCACACAGGCATCATGCTCAATAACAAAGTGCTGCCTGTAACCATTTACAACGTAGTACCATTCAATAAAACATTCTGGAATTTAATCAAAAACAGCCAGGAATGCCCTACAAATACAGATAACGTATTGAATGAATGCTTTAATAACCGTTGCACTCTGCAAATATGTCCTTATGGGCTAAAACAACAAAGTCCATAAGGAGTTTACTCACATCTGACAAAATCAATATAAACAGCCCCTCCGGAGAGGGGCTGGAGAGTGGCGCTATGTGCCATTGCATGGTGCCGGGTGCCTCCCGGTGAATTCAGTACCAGCACCTGAATCCGCGATTATCCCATATACCTACTCGCTGATTGCCCCTCCGCACAGGGGGATTCACCATGCCAGTTTCTTTTAACAAACTCCCCGCAAACCAGACAACAGTCAACCGCCTGAATTGTGAAGTATTTAAAAATTTCTCCCGCTAACTGATACCCGGCTAACAGTCTGGCGTTTTCTTTTTCAGCAACGGGAAAGCAGCAACCACCACACCCGCCACCAGCACACCGTCAGCCAGCACTGACATTATCCGGCTGCTGCAATGCCATTCACAAAAACAGTAAGCAATCACTTTTTACCGTAACCGGTGATAATCCAGATATGTATCTACCCCAGATGAGTAATCCGAAGTTCATCCATACCACAGGTCCTGGCTATTCTGTTGTACTCCTGAACAAGAGCAAATAATTCTGAATTAGCCACCATGAACTCATCGCAAACCCTCTGTATAGCATCACTATTCAGAATAATAACGTCTCTTCCCGAAAGACGATCAGGAGTACAGAACAAAACTGTCAAACGGCTGAAGGCCTTTGCTCGTTCTGCATTGACTATATCAATACGCTGCCTAAGGATGAAACACCCCGACGCCTCATCAATATTCACTCTACCCACACCATATGAATGATAAATATTTAATGCTGAAAAAACCATTAGACCGTATAACAAACACTCAATCAACACTTAACAGAACTTTTATTTTTGACAAACATATAATATTTTCAACAATATCCTGAGCCAGGTATATTTCAGTATAAGGCTCTGCCGAAAGGAATCTGGAAGAATGAATATGGCGCGCTGTACTGGATTCGAACCAGTGACCGATTGCTTAGAAGGCAATTGCTCTGTCCGGCTGAGCTAACAACGCTGAATACCGATAATGGACCGCCATCGGGGACCCGCCCCCGCACCAACAACCCTGTTATCGTGTCGTCTGCTCTTCCTGATAAGCTAATGGCGGTTTGTGATGGTGGCCCTTGCTGGATTTGAACCAGCGACCTGGCGATTATGAGTCGCTCTCACCACTGAGCTAAAGGGCCGCGCGCAGAATAATAACGTTACGGAATTAATACTGCAATCTCATCCGTTTCAAACGATTAAATCCTGAACTTCCCTGACTGTCTGCTCAAAACGTCCGGTCTCCAGCTCAACACCAATCGCACGACGCCCCAGTGCCATCGCCGCTTTTACCGTTGAACCCGACCCCATGAAAAAATCCGCAACCAGATCACTAGGACGACTACTTGCGCTGATTATCTGCTGCAGCATTTCTGCCGGTTTTTCGCACGGATGTTTCCCTGGATAGTACTGCACCGGTTTATACGTCCACACATCGGTGTACGGCACCTGCACCGTCACACCGAAATACCGCCGCAAATTTTTATATTCACTCAGCAGTTCCATATACTGCCGGTTCAGCTCACTGTATGTGCTGACCAGCTGGTGGTGTGGCTTTTCCAGTTCCCCGCGCTGATGTTTCTCTTCTGCCACCCGGGCAAACAGCGACTGTAATTTCAGATAATCGCTTTCGTTCGGTAGCTGCCACTGACTGGCACTGAACCAGTGCGGCACCATGTTTTTCTTTCCTGTGGCATCTGCAATCTGTTTTGCCGTTATCCCCAGGGCAGCGCGCGCATCACGAAAGTAAGCAATCAGCGGGGCCATCACATGCTGTTTCAGTGCCCTGCCCTTCGCCTCATACCCGGCATCTTTCGGACGATACGGCCCCTGATAATGTTCCGCGAACAGAATGCGCTCTGTGGCGGGGAAATACGCCCGCAGGCTTTCCTTGTTGCATCCGTTCCAGCGTCCGGACGGCTTCGCCCAGATAATATGGTTCAGCACACTGAAGCGTTCACGCATCATGATTTCGATATCAGATGCCAGGCGATGACCACAGAACAGGTAAAGACTTCCGGCAGGTTTCAGCACCCGCCAGAACTGCGCCAGACACTGGTCCAGCCACTTCAGGTAATCATCGTCGCCCTTCCACTGGTTATCCCAGCCCTCAGGCTTCACTTTAAAGTACGGCGGGTCCGTGACTATCAGGTCAACAGAATTTTCGGGTAACGACCGGATAAATTCCAGGCAGTCGGCGTTGATTAACTCACAACTGGATATTTTTACAGTATTAGCCATAGATCAATAAGCACTTCTCTGATAGGCTCATACCGCTTTTGCGCAAAGCAGATGGGCCTGAGGTTTGCTTGTGACCCCAACGCATGAGCAGATGGCTGGTGGGTGCCCCTAACACCCACCAGCCGCCCATTTACCACAAATAAAAAAGCCTTCACTGCGGAAGGCGTCTGTAACAACCGAACTGATAGTCTGCCAGACCCGCCATAACCAGCTGGGTCAGTATTAACTGGCAGCGTTCGCGTGAAAGGTAAGTATTCTGCGCAATCTCCCCGACTGTCGCCGGTTCGGTAACGCTTAATTCATTAAACACCACTCTGGCGGTTTCTGTCATATCCTGCTGTTTTAGCATGTCTTTTTCCCTTTTCCGGTTAACGTGACACACCAATAACTCTTGTCGAAAAAGCCAGCAAGCTGAAAGACAGGTATTCACCGCCACCAGCGCGTTTACTGTACTGACGCGATTTCAGTCATAAAAAACCCGCCAGGCGGCAGGTTTAAGCTGTATGACGGAGTGACCAATCTTAACAGATTAAGATGGTTTTTGTTATAACACAAATCATTTCCTCGGTATCTTTATATCCCTTATGTTTCAATCGCCATAGATACCATCAATGAAAGTCGCTTAAAAAACTCTGTAGCAGCTTTGTCTAACGTTGAATAAGTTCTTAGCTCTCCACGCCCGGGACCAGTCACAACCCACGGACGTCTTTTAGGTGTTCTGGCTCCCTCCGAAATCACAACACCTGATAGACTGACATCAATTGTTATCTCCGTTCTTGTTTCATCCTCATGTCTTTCCATAAACTGAATTGCCATAAATGCTGTTTTTTTTCTTTTTCCATTTTTGAAAAAATCAAATAGAGCAAATTCATGATCATTAAATTCAACTCCCCATCGACCTTCCGGATACAGGCTATGAAAGTCCTCATACACACTCTGCATCGTCTCATAAACTTTAAGCTCTAAGCTTCCATATGGCACAGTTATCATGGACGAGTCACTAGGTAGTTGTATTTTCCCAATATTAAAAAACTTTACAGCATTAGTACTATGGCATCTTGCCCTAAGTTTATCTTCTGATATGCTTATCGGAGATATATCTCTCAATGTTCCTGGCTGACTACCTCCTAAGTAAATTACCGTTAAAGATTTCTTATTTTCAATTGCATCCAGCAATATGTGTCTTACATTTTGATTCATAAATAACCTCCTGCTGAACGTGTATCATCAGGAGATTACTGTAAAATATAACTAGTAACTGTTCATTTATCTTGAATCATTTTCGTGATTCATATAGCAATCCATTTCTAAAGATACCTCGAGCATTGCCAGACACCCTTCAACAAACCCTTCAGCTTTCTGCAATCTAATAACAACTTGATTAAGCGATATCCCCATTTTCACCCCTAACGCTCGTAATGTGATCCCATATACATAATACATTTCCAGTAATTGGTATTGATATGGTTCCTTTTTCTTGAGAACTGCCATAACTGAACTAATGATAAGACCATCATCATCGCAACATTGCGGTCGAAATTTTACTTTTGAGGGGATGAGGCCTTTAAACCCCGCAGCAATTGGCGACCAACTAACATTCTCATGATTATTTGCCGCCCATGCTCCCCAGCGTTCGAGAACCATCTGAATATCACGCATCAACTTTCTCCACAAAATCAGGACAGCACACCTATCGCCAGCGCGCGATCGATAAAACGAAATATCAGCTCCAGTTGGGAACCATACTTCTCTTCAAATGCCACGGTATCCGCATGCAGTTCGTCATGGTGTTTTCTGCACAAAGGCAACACAAAAAGGTCATGCGCTTTTGTACCCATTCCACCCTGACCATGACCAATCAGGTGATGAGGATCGTCGGCTGGCTTACCACAACATGCACACGGCTGCGTCTTAACCCAGCGCGTGTACTTTTCATTAACCCAGCGACGACGTTTTGGGCGTAACATAAAAGACTCCGGCGACTCCGGATCCACTTTCAGCGCCAGCACCTTTTTCGCCTTATCCTGGATGATGCTGGTGGCAGTAACCGAAGGCACAAGGTCACTTTCCCGGGTGACAGACGGCACAACAGGCTTCGGTAATCTCAGTGCCTTACGGGCTGCACTTTCCGGTAAGGCATCCGCCAGGTCATTACGAATCAGCCACCAGCACAGTTCCGGCATTGTCACAACGTGACTGTCATCAAAACCAAGATCACGGCGCACAACAGATAACACCCAGCGGGCACAGTTATCCGTTGCCATTGCTTCCAGCCGTTCCGTGAACTGGTCACGGAGAAGATTGTCACAGTGCCAGCACAGACGGATTGCACCCGGCGCGTGCCGCATTGTGGTTATGTTCTCGCTGTGCCATCCGGAATGAGGCCACTGACAGCCCTTTTCACGAAGTAACCAGCTTTCAAGACATTCCACCCCACCAGTACAACGAATAACTGCCTCATTGCGGAACACGGCCCGAACGGCAGGATCATCCGCCAGCGGTTGTGATGCTGCCGGAACGGCACCGCTGGCGAAAGATGAATAACGTTCCGGCTCAGGCTCCAGCAGGACACGCCCCTGCATAAACAGGGGCATCAGCTCTGAACCGGGCCTGAACAATACAATCCCCATACGCGGGGCAATTTCAGGGGTCAGCAGTGCTCTCACGGTCACCTCAGCAAACGATATTGAATGCATACAGAGAAAAAAACTCAGTCATCACGCAGTAAACTCCTTCACCAGTATTTCAAACTGGCTTACCAGTCCTTCCAGTTCCGCCACGCAATCCACCAGCTCATCCACCGCCTTTTGTGTGCGGTGTTTTGCCTGCAGCAGATCACGAAGCGCCGGAGTAAGCTGCTTGCGGAGCGTATCTTTTTTCACGCTCGTTTTTTCCATCTGTTCAGCACAACGAAGCATCTCCTGCGCCTGCCGACGAAGTTGTTCCGGTGAAACAGTGATTGTTCTGTTGTTCAAAATAAACGCTCCGTTTTACTGCCCGACATGCGGTTATTGCTGTATCTGCGCGGATTGCCCGGCGTCATGGGTGTGGAAAGAACCCGGGCACTCTCCTGGTCCACAGGCAGAAAATGTCCGTTATGAAAACGCCGGTAAATGGTCCCGAGCGTGCCATTACGCTGTTTCGTGATGTTGATTTCTGCTATGCCTCTGGCCTGAGTTTCCGGGTTGTATACCTCATCCCTGTAAAGCATCAGAATGATGTCGGCATCCGCCTCGATTTCCCCGGAGTTTTTCAGGTCCGAGTTCATTGGGCGTTTATTGGGTCTGGATTCCACGCCGCGGGAGAGCTGGCTCAGAGCAATCAGCGGAAAACCGCCGGATTTTGCCAGGCTTTTAAGTCCCTTTGAGATTTCCCCCACCGCAAGGTCGTGACGCCCCGTGCTGCGGGTTTTAATCAGGCCGAGGTAATCGACCACCACCAGCGCCGTTTCCGGGTGTTTCATCCGGTGGTGCTTCGTGGTTGCACATATCTCATCAATGGTCAGGTTTGCCTGGTCCACCATCCAGATATTACGCCCCGTCATTCGTCCCACGCCCTGCGAGAAACGCGCCCAGTCTTCATCTTCAAAACGGGCAACAGACTTAAGACGGGATACCGGCATTCCACCGGCAGCAGACACCATACGTTCACCAATCTGGATGTTCGCCATCTCCATGGTGAACAGAAGCACGCCATGCCCCTGCTCAGTCACCTTGTCGATGATGTCCAGCGCAAGTTCGGTTTTCCCCATCGAAGGACGGGCGGCAATGAATACCAGGTCTCCGGGCTCCATACCGCCCGTTTTTGCGTCCAGTTCATCAATACCGGTCATCAGCGCCCTGGATTTCTCCAGTCCCTGATTGCGGCATTCAACACGGTCGACCACTTCCGGAAGGACATCATCAATGTGAACCGGCTGAATGACGCCCTTTCCGGTCGACAGTGAGGCCATCATGTTCTGCGCATCCTTCAGGGCATCCTCGGCTGCTTCACAGGTATACGCATCACGTAAATTCTGTAATGCTTCAGTCAGTGTTTTTTCTGCATCGCGCAGTGCGGCATTGCGCCGCAACGCTGCGACATAGTGCTCCAGTGAAGACTTCACCCAGGTTTTGCGTCCGGTGTCGGTAATCACCGGGGCAAGTTCCGGCATCTCATTGCACAGCAGTACGGGGTCAATGACGCCGGATATGCGAGCCTGTCTGCAAATCCCCGCGTAAATATCCCGGTACTGACGCACAAAAAATACATCCGCCGGAAGTGTGGCCAGAATATCCATCACTTCCGGATCGGCCCCACGCAGAAAAAACGCACCGATGACAGCGCCTTCCAGGTCATCGTTACGCCATGCCGGGGTGTTCTGGCTGGTCATGCGGCAACACCTCCGATACGAGAACGGTAGCTGGGCCAGTTAAACGACAACCAGTTGCGCCCGCCATCGGTGATCCTGTCGGCAATCCGGGGACTGATGAACGCCCACAATTCTTCCGGTGAAAGGTTGCTGATCAGGATAGTTGGCAAAATACCCTCATACCGGGCATTGATAATTTCCTGCAAAATGGCCATTTCAGCCGCACTGCCAAACTGAACGCCGACTTCGTCGACAATCAGCAAATCCAGTGACGCATAATGCTCAATGACGTCATCCGCTGTTTTTTCACTGTCATTCCGCCAGCAGTTTTTCACAGCCCGGGTAAGGCGCATCACGTCGGTGATCTCCACACTGGCCAGATAGTTACGGATGATGTGTTTTGCCATTGATACCGCCAGATGATTTTTCCCGGTACCGCAACTGCCGGTCATAACAAGACTGGTACCGTTCTCCAGCATATCTGGCCAGTTCTCCGCATAGCGGCGACAGGCCGCAAGATTTCTGGCTGCGTCAGGATTAACCTCCAGATAATTATCAAACTCGCAGTCCCGAAAACGCAGAGCAATTCCGGCGTTATCAGTCAGTTCTTCCGCCTTGAGGGACGACAGTTCCATGGTCAAATCACTGGCCTCAGCGATCAAGCAGTCAGGGCAGCATGAAATTTTTTCTCTGTCCTCGCCATTACGATCGATCCACACCAGTATATGCGTACGATATTTACCGTGTTTTTCGCAATATCCGCGACCTTCACGCATCAGGCAGGAACGATAAGGCCATGGCTTTTCGCCCTTCTGAGCAAATGCAATCTCTGCCCGTAACTCATCCATTTCTGCCCGTAACTCATCCATTCGCGCCTGTAGTCTTGTTTGTTTCTCACGTTGGTCAATCGTCATCATCGCTGTCACCTCAGAATGTCAATTTGTTACTGGATTTACCGAATTTGTCAGACATGGCTCCCAGGCCAGCCAGGACATCGACCTGTCGCTGTCGCCCACCTCCGTGAGCGGCTGGCTGTTGCCAGTAATCTTCGAAGTGACGATCGGGTCCAAAGAACGTCGCAGCCTGCTTCACGAACTGTGTGCCGGTATTTCCTGTAGCACGTACCCAGGCGGCATACCGCTTCACGCCATCAAGCATGGTCTCCGGTTTTATTCCCTCCCTGATACGGGCTTTCCAGGCTTTGAAGGCTGCTGACTTGGAATTGCCACCAGCACGTTTGGGATATTCCTGCCAGGCCTGTTCAAATTCCGGTGAATATTCCTGTCGGGCAGAACGCGCTGGCGCAGACGCGTCAGCGGATGCATCAATAGTGTTTTTAGTCTCCGTTGTAATCTCTGTAGTAATCTCTGTATTTGTATCAACATTCGGCGTATCCCCTGTTCCGTTATGACGTCGGGGGGTGTTCCGTTTTAACGTAATAGCTGTATCGCTGATTGCATTATTGCTGTTACTTTCTGGCGAAACAGAAGAAGGTGTGGTGATGGCCGCAATTGCCTGTGGGTTGATCCCGACAAACAAAATATTGCTGCATTTCACCCCATCGAGCATTTCCACCGTGCGTAAATCCAGAGTAATAAACCCTGCATCGCGCAGACGCTTCAGCGCATCTGCGGTTTCCCTTTTCCCGAAACCAAACTGCTCAGCAAACGCCTGGTAGCTTCTTTGCAGTTTGTCGCCCTGAAAACGCTTGCGATATCCCAGCAACGCTCCGGTGTGCTCATCCCTGACCTCTGTCGGGCGGTACCAGTAAACGATCTCTGAAAGCAGAGCGATAGCCGTCGCATCCGGACGCCCACTGGGTAGTCGAATATATTTCCACCAGTTCGCAGGTGTAACATTGCCGGAAATATTAATTTGACCAATAGCCATAACTTCCGGTGTGGGGGCGTAACGGCTCATACAACCTCCTTCCGCGGCATGAGAATTGTGTAGCCACGCGCAGGTTGTAGTCTGGCTTTTGCATCAATAGTAAGCGTTGCAATTTTTCGGATATGAAGATAACCAGCTCTTTCCAGTGCCAGGGTTTCCCTGAATATCGCTTGCTTAGAACAACAGCAGAAATCAGCAAGCACCTGATGATCAATAACTCTCTCGCCTTCACCGTCTGAAGAACCCGACATCAAAACACGCAACATAATCAGGCGCTGAATCGGGTTATCGAAAGCACATCCGCACACAAACTGAAAACAGTTCACGCCACACCTCCCAGACGCTTAAACATTTTTCCAGACAGAAATACCGCCAGAGGGTAACTGATGGTGTAGCTACGCCCCTGTAGTTCGCACACGACTTTCTGGCTTTCAGCGTTGACTAGGCAAACCCGCAGAACGTGACCGTTGCTGGTGGCGAACCACTGCCCCACACGGGGGCAACGGTTGTATCGGTGATACAGGGAATTAACGATGTGGCGGATCATGGACGCACCTCCGCCGTAGTTACGTATTTAACCGGGCTACCTTTCATTGAGATGGTTTCACACATCTCTGCCGCTTTCAGTTCCGCTGTTTTTCTGGATTTATAGCGACGGTGCCAGACAGATACATCCGTGCGAACTGATACATCGTTTCTGTATTCCGTAGTGGAGATGATGATTTCGTAACTAATCATGGGCGAACCTCCTTGTCAGAACCATTCAGCCTGGAATCAACAAGTGCAGCGCCAAAAACAGCATCACCAACACGGTCGTACAGTTTGCTAGCCAGCGGAGATTCAACGGCCTTAAGCATTGGATAAAGCTGGCTTGTCCAGATTTGATGGATTTCACGCAAATGCAGGTATACGCCTCTGGCGTTTCGTGCGACAGCTGACATATCAACCGCGTCAGCACCAGATAAATTCTTCTCCATCTGGTTAAAGGCGTTGATGTATGCCTCTTTGAACTGGGCAGCACGTTTACCAGTGAAGCCCATGGCAAGAAACGCAAAACCGTCGCGGGTGATTTGGTAACAAGGGAGTTTGCGGCCTGATGCGTCGGTGTATTCACTTAACACAAAATTGTGTTCAGTAAATTCAGCGGAACATTCGAGGTTTCTAATTCTATCTAAAACCCGCTCATGCCGTTTAGTAAAGTAATTAGCTACTGCAAGAGATGTGGTGACAACGCGACCATTGATAATCGTGATTTCAGGGCGAGATTGGGTTGGGAGAGTAGTCATGGTGACAGCCCCTATGTTGAATTCAATGAACTCACCACCAAGGCTTTCCACGACCATATAGGTGGTGAGACGTACAGGGGTGGAAATACCGGTCAACATAGAACCCGGCCCAACCGAAGTTGGCCCTGCACGCCCCACCATAATTTGGGCGTAACGATGCTCATGACACGAAAAAACCGCATGAGCGCGGTTGTGCTCTATATTGAATTTCGGGTTTCCACGCCCGGCACCCGCTTTATAAGGTGCAGAGACAGTGTAACGTCCCGAAATTGCAGAATCAATATTTGGTCTTGAAATGATCATATAGCTGCTGATATCTTTAGAACTGTTCTTGGATGTTTCAGAGCCGTTTTATGCGAAACAGCTCCCCGTTATTGATGTTGAGTGAGCCGGGTTACTCCCGGCTTTTTTTTCACCGCTGCCAACCAATAACCTGAAATAACCCCATTTTCGGGTGATACCAGCGAGTCCCTCGCGGTTCTGCTTCCTCCATAACCCGATAAAAAGCAGCCATAAACGGTTCCACAGCAACAATTGCGCGACGTGACAACAATCCGTCCGGCGTCATGAACTCATGGGTGTCTGTAGGAATCTGATAGGCGTTCACCATATTGCGGCATTTATCATCTGACAAACCGGTTTTTGCTTTCAGTTGGCGATATCCGGCATAGCCCTCACGAATAGTGCCCTTTTTAATTTGCTCGACTGTTTCAGCAACGTGGCTGACTTTTTCTTCCACCTGAGTGATCCGTTTCTGTTGGCGAACGGCTTCAAGAGCCATCGCGGCAACCATTTCGATTTCGCTCATTGGCTTACGGATCTGTTCTTCCAGTTCGCGCCAGCGATCTACCAGGCGAGCAGTGAATTCAGGACAGAGCTGTGCGACGACAATGATGCTGTCGCGCTTACCTTGTTCTCCTTCAAACAGGTAATGCTCATATTGAACTTTAAAACCTAAGTTATTGATTCTTTCGGAAACCTCAATTTGAGGAGACCGGACAACGCCACCTTTGGCTAATGTTTCAATAGTGCGTTTCACATTGTCATGACGTTTACCCACCAGCTCTGCGATCTCAACGCTGGTCATGGATGCTTTGCCGTTAAAAATTGCGGTGTTCATTGTTGGTCTCCTGTGGGCTTGTCATCTTCTGTATTCGCTAGACTTGGGTGTGTATATGGAATGCTCGGATCCAGATGACAAAGAATGGCAACATCCTCCGGAACACCTCGCGTTTTCCACTTTCCAACACCTTGACTGCCACGAGGCCTTCCTTTCTTTGGGAACCTGCGACCAATAGCGGCATTGGTTTTAAATTGAATTTTTAATATTTCATAAAGGGTCATTCTTTAGTCTCACACCAGATACTTTGTTATCCAACGATGTTAACCACAGGAATCCAAAGTATCAAGAAATTCTGTTACTTTAGTATCAACAGCCATGAGAGGAGAAGAAAAATGAAGTCTTTAGGTGAACGTCTCATCAACGCACGGCAAAAAGCTGGGTTAACACAAGATGCGTTGGCTAAAAAAGCTGGGATCACCAGAGTTGCAATCAGTAAAGCCGAGCAAGGCCTTACAAAAAGTTTCAACGGTGACACCCTTTTTAAAGTTGCAGCTGCACTGCGGTGTTCACCGCAGTGGCTTCAGAACGGAGATGAAAAAGATAAGCATTGGGAAAATAATGTTAAGAGCTGCCCACAGAGAGACACAGCACACTCTTACCCTGTAATTAACTGGGTTCAGGCAGGATTATTCGCAACTTCTGGTGATGACTACAACATGTATGATCAGGATAATTGGAGGCATTCTGTAAAATACGCTGGTGAGAGGGGGTTCTGGCTGGAAGTGCACGGAGACTCAATGACTTCGCCCGTAGGAATAACATTTCCTGAAGGAATGTCGATCCTTGTCAACCCAGATAAAGAAGTTTTTTCAGGGTGTTACGTCATCGCCAGAAAAAAATCCACCAATGAAGCAACATTCAAAAAATATATTTCTGACATGGGAAAGGCGTTTCTAAAGCCCCTTAATCCACAATATCCAATCATAGAAATGGACAATGATTGCGAAATAGTAGGTGTTGTGGTTGATGCCAGGTGGGATATTTTCTGACCAGACACAAAACACAAAAAGAAACCAAAGTATCAAAAATCACTTGCCACACCTTGATACCTTAGTTACCATAAAACAAAGTTCGTAACTGAGGTATCATCTCATGATCAATAAAGCTACAACTCTTGACTGTCTCGAAGAACTGAAAAACCTCGGCAGCCTCATTACACTAATAGCAAAAGCAACACCTGATGCTACGCTCTCTAGCGATATAGAGTCATGCGCAGGACTGGCATGGGATATGACAAATAGCATATCCAGAAAGCTATCGTCAGCAATGCTTTTACAGAACAAAAATTCTGCAATCAACAACCGTCTTCGCACCCAACGCGAAGCCTGCGGCTTAACAACCGCCGAACTCGCCAGGCTGCTCGATCTCGATGAAGAAATTATCATCCAGTGGGAGAGCGGAGAGTATGAACCAACTATCAGTATGCTTATCCCACTGGCAAATATTCTTGGCTGCGATCCGATGTGGCTGTTAACTGGTGAGGTTACTCCTCCGGAGCAACCAAAAAGTGAGGAGCAGCAACACCATGACGCATCTCAACAAGTTTGCTCCTTATCTCGCGAAGCTCTTCTACGGAAGAACCAATACCAATGGTGACATAATCGCCGCTTCGCCCCTCAAGGTACATGCGAACATTTTTATCAATCATTGCGGAAACAGTCTCAATATGAAAACACTTCTGAGACTCGCTATATAGCAGAACATATAAGTCAGCTGAGGAAGCCATGAAAAAGTTCGAAAACATAACTGTTCTCCATGTTGATAACTTTGATTATACAAACCAGGAACTTCTCCCGGAGGTTGTAAAGGCAATAGATGTTGCCGATATAGTGATTAGAGGAAAGAGAATTGTCAAAAGCAGGCTCGCATGCACTTCAGGAGCAATGACAGAAACAACCTCACAACAAGATGATTATGAAGGCATTTGTCTGGAGCCTGATTCATTTGCGGTAAATGTTTATCATTTATTGCATGCAACACAGGTATTACATATTTCCAGTAATCACGAAACGAAAACACTCGGCAGCGAAATTCTGAATTTTGCATGTGAGTATGCAAAAGCTGCTGCCGAAAATAATTAGCACAATAACAACAAATATGCCCTGAACGTTTATTACGGTTTTATCGCCGGGGATTGTTACAACCTTTATTCACAGATGGAACTCAGTTATGACTTTCCTGAAAAATAAGGCATCGTATAAAACAGCCTGCCTCATTGCACAACATGGAGACTCTTATCTTCATATAGCCAACCTGTATTTGCGCAAAGCATATGGGAGATAAATCAATGGAAGAAAAAGAACAGAACATAACACATGAAAAAGTCAGAGTGTTGTTGACCATTGAAAATGGGAAGGTAATTCACTCAAAACATCTGTTGGATAATGAATTTGTTGGCTGCACGGATACATTTTTGTGGATGGTAAAAAGAGCGGGTTACACTATTATTCCACCAGCAAAGGAGCAAACATTATGAATCATTCAGAGTTCCGACCAGAAGTTACGCCATACGGTATAAAAATTGGCAATACAACCATAGATTATGCCGAGGCCGTACAGCGACTTAATGATGGTGAATATGATTATCCAAATTCACGCGGTTTAAGAATTCTTCAGTGCCTTGCTGAAGCGGATGATGCCGGATTGCTGGGAAAATTATCCGTCGATATGAAAGTTGCTCAATGGCGCTGGCTGTATGTTACGACGTTTATAAATGAAGAGGAAGTCAGGAACGGCACCGTTGATATCCCTAACGATAATGGGACTACATATCGTGCAGTTATTTATAAGGGGAAATATGGTTGCATGAGTATATACCCTGAACCAATTCGCATTGCCCTGCAAAACCATGTCGAATGGGGATTCATTGAAAAATATGGCGAAGCTGAAGGCATGGGGCGAGTTCTGTTTCTCTATCAAAAAATGCTCATCGCAGATCCTGATAATGGCTTCATTGTCTCTGCTATGGGACGAGAAGGGCTTGAACTTCTTCTGGATGAAATGATTCACGATCTGAATACTCATGGTATGCCAGAAACACCAGTGGCACATTAAATATGTCAAATCAGAATAAAATTAATGTATTTCAGGTTGAGTCAAAACATAAAACACCTGTGATAAAACACGTTCGCCGCCATACACGCATCTATACGCCAGAAGACTTTATGGCAATGCCAATGATAAAGAAACTCATACGAGACAATCCCGGTCTCGTTGCTATAGATAAAAACAGTGGAGAAATAATGTTATCACGTGAGATTGCCGAAATTTACTGTAGCGTGAATAACAGTAAAAAGTTGAAAAAGGCAATCAGAAAGATATCAGGAGGAGCATGAATATTTATTTCAGAATAGTCATATCACTGGCAATTATCGCATGCATTTACGGATTACTCGTCCCGTTTCTGATATCAATGAAGGATACGGTAGCGGTAATTTCTGGCTTTGCACTGGCGTTTCTGACCCCGCCATGCATTTATGCCATTTATAAGGGGCTTTCTTTCACTAAGGATAAAAGATGAAAAAAATTATTTTTTCTTTAGCCATTGTTCTGCCTGCCATTGGCCTTGTCGGTTGTGATCGTGTTGAGCCTGGTAATGTGGGCATCAAAGTCAACAAACTTGGCGACGACAAAGGCGTCGGTGAAGTGGTCGGTGTTGGTCGCTACTGGACAGGCTGGAACACTGAAGTTTATATCTTCCCGACCTTTAAGCAGATGAAGACCTACGATGATCCATTCAGTTTCCAGATGAGCGATGGAACAACCATTGGTTACCACATCGGAGTAGCCTACAAGGTTGATCCATCCAAAGTTACCACGGTGTTTCAAACCTACCGCAAAGGTGTGGATGACATTACCGACACCGACCTGCGCCAGAAGATAGCAGATGCACTAAATCGGCTGGCCAGCAAAATGACCACTGATAAATTTATCGACGGTGGCAAATCTGAACTACTGGATGCAGCTCTAAAAGATATTCAGGCAGAAATGACGCCCATCGGTATTCAGGTAATGAGCCTGTCTTATGTAGGTAAACCGGAGTACCCGCCAACCGTTATCGACAGCATTAACGCCAAAGTCACGGCAAACCAGAAAACCCTGCAACGCGAGCAGGAAGTAAAACAGCGCGAAGCGGAAGCCAACATGTTGCGTGCGGAGGCTGCCGGACAGGCAGATGCAATTCGCACAAAAGCCCAGGCCGAAGCCGATGCTATTCGTTTACGCGGTGAAGCTCTGCGCCAGAACCCCGGAGTTATGGAGCTGGAAGCCATCAATAAATGGAACGGCACACTGCCGCAATACATGACCAGCAGTGCCAATACACCCTTTATCCAGGTTAAATAACTTATATGCCCGGCAGGCCGCCGGGCTAAGGGAAAAGCAGATGAACACTCATAATACTCAACCGCAAATAATGAACTATGACCCAAATCTGACGTTATGCGGACGCATGGCAAAACAAACCGTTCGATTAACTTTCGGGCTAAGGGAATACCGCGAAACATTCGAAGTCACTGTCGGTGGCAACCTGACCGGACTCGATGTTATCAGTTGCGCTATTGAAAGCCTGTACGAAACGCTGCCTTATGAAGAAGTCGAGGATGAGCGCGATATCATCGCCACCATTAATATCGGCGGCGTGAAATGCAAGGATGAAAACTTGATCGGAGAGCTATGGCTTGCCGGAATGCTTATCTCAGCAGAAATTATCAGTATTGAACCCGCTACAAACATACGGCTCTGAAGTTCTCACAACTCAGGGAACAGGAGAAAAAATGTTCGTTTTGATTAATCAAGGGCAACTGTATACCGACAGTGCCGGTTACCCGGTAAAAATTATTCGCTGCATAAATAATATCGTGTTGTACAGAAGAATGGATGGGCGAACACAGTCGGTAAAAATAAACGATTTTAATGAACTGTTTGAACGGATCGATCACCAGGAATACCGACAAATTCTGGCAGAAACAGAGCAGGAAGCTCATCTGAAAAAATTACGAGCCATGAAAAGGAAGTAAAGAATGAATAAAGCATTTGAACGATGGGTCCACCAGCGTTACGGCAATCGCTATGACCTGACACGAGATGTTGACGGTTTCTACTGTCGTGAAATTGTGAAACGAATGTTTGAAGTGTGGTGCCACTGCCGTGGGCTGAGTGTTGTGTGAGGTAATGCATGGGCAATGTGATTCAACTGGCTCCCAATGAATGGGTTTGTGAAAGCGTTCTAATCGCAATTACCGGGCTCAAACCAGGCACAATTCTTCGGGCCCGGAAAGAATGCTGGATGGTTGGAAGAGAGTATATTCACGTATCACCAGACGGTAATCCAAAGCCTTCCAGTGAATGTATGTATAACAGAAAAGCAATAGATGCCTGGGTCGCTTCAATGAAAAACAAACAACCTGGGTGATTTAATGCCATGAAGTATGTAAGCTCGTATCGCTCTTGGGCGTCTGGAGGTATCAATGGATAAAGTCAAATATCCAACAGGCGTCGAAAACCACGGTGGCACATTACGCATCTGGTTTAATTTTAAAGGTAAACGTGTCAGGGAAAATCTTGGTGTCCCTGACACTGCCAAGAACAGGAAGATCGCCGGAGAGCTGCGGACATCTGTATGTTTTGCTATTCGTACAGGAAACTTTGATTACGCTGCGCAGTTCCCTGACTCTCCTAACCTCAAGGCTTTTGGGGTAAGTAAAAAAGAAATTACGGTGAAGGAACTTGAAGAAAAGTGGCTGGATCTGAAACGAATGGAAATCTCTGCAAATGCATTCAATCGCTATGAATCCGTTGCAAGAACGATGGTTCCGAAAATTGGAGGCAGCAGACTGGTGTCATCGGTAACTAAAGAGGAATTGCTGTATATCAGGAAAGATTTGCTGACCGGATATCAGAATTCAACGAAAAACAAAGCAGCAGCAAAAGGACGGAGCGTCGTTACTGTAAATTATTACATGACGACAATCGCTGGAATGTTTCAGTTTGCTGCAGATCACGGTTACTTAGAAGCAAATCCTTTCCAGGGAATTAAGCCTCTTAAAAGAGCCAGGGCAGAGCCAGATCCGCTAACTCGTGACGAATTTATTCGCCTGATAGATGCTTGCCGACATCAGCAGACGAAAAACCTGTGGTCATTGGCTGTGTACACAGGAATGCGTCACGGTGAACTGGTCTCCCTGGCCTGGGAAGATATCGATCTGAAAGCAGGAACTATTACTATCAGGCGCAATTATACGAAACTCGGTGAGTTCACTCTACCTAAAACTGAAGCAAGTACAAACAGGGTTGTGCATCTTATCCAGCCCGCTATCAGTGTCCTGAAAAATCAGGCTGAAATGACAAGACTGGGTAAGCAGCACCACATCAAGGTTCAACTACGTGAATATGGGCGTTCAGTGAATCATGAATGTACTTTCGTATTTAACCCCCAGGTGGTTAGAAAAAGCAAACAGGTCGGTTTTATCTACAAGGTAGATTCTATTGGCGACTCATGGGAAACAGCCATTAAGCGTGCGGGCATCAGGCACCGGAAAGCATATCAGTCACGACACACTTATGCGTGCTGGTCATTATCTGCCGGAGCAAACCCAAGCTTCATTGCCAGCCAGATGGGCCATGCAAGTGCCCAGATGGTGTTCAATGTATACGGAGCATGGATGACTGACAGTAATGCAGAACAGATCGCAATGCTGAATCAGAAGCTGGCAGATTATGTCCCAATGATGTCCCATGATCACCAAAGTGACACAAGAGACTTATTAAAATCAGTGGGTTAG